CCAACTGGCATTTCAGGTTTTCCTGTAGCAATATAGTTAAAAGCTCCATCAGCAGTAGTTTTAGATCTTGGATCTACTTCAATACTCTGCTCTGCAACCTTAACGTCTTTGATTTTGTCTAGTTTTTGCATTTATGCTCCTTTTTTGACTCCTTTTATAACACCTTTATTCTTAGATGCATAGAATATCTTTTCACCCTTCTTTTTACCGTACTGTTTCTTCATCGATTTCATAATTTTTTTACCTTTTTTGACTCCAGCACGTAATTTTGCTAAATCTTCGTTTTGATCCATTTTATCCTCTGCAATTTCACCTTGTTGCATTAATCTTGCTCTTGCAAGGTCTATTTGAGCCTCATCGTTGTCTTTTTTACGTTCATTTTCCATTGCACGAAGGTCAACTTCACGTGATTTTAGTTTTAGAAGAGGATCATTGTCAAATTGTGACGTAATTTTCTTTTCTTCCTTCATATATTCCTCTGTCATCTCTGCAATTAACACAGCTTTTCTAGATTCAATTTGATTTGTAAGGTCTTGAAGTTGTGCTTGCATCTGTGGGTTAACCGCTGCTTGTTGTTGCATCATCATCATTTGCTGCATTTGCTCTCTAAACTCTAATTGTATCTGTTCTTGAGCCATAATTGATATGTGTTCAAGTATATTTTTTTGTATTGCTGCCATGACCGCAGGATTATTTCTTACAATATTAGTTGACATAAAATTTAAATGCGCAGTTATGTGTGCTCTATGATCTTGACCAGGAAAAGCTTGAAAAGGTTTACCAGCTAATGCATTTATGTGTTCCATGCTCGGGTCCATTGGTGCTGTTGGTGCTGGTGGCGGTAACACTGCATCAACATTTTTAACACCGATAGCTTCATACATGTTTCTGTATATTTGATACATGTTGTGTAATTGTGGATTTGATGTTGCAATTTGTAATTGTGTTTGTGCAAGTGTAATTCTTTGTGACATAGAAAATATATTTGGATCTGCAACTGGTATTACATCAATCCTATCATCAAAGTCAGCTTGTTTTACATTTCTTGCACCACCTACAACATCATAAGGATATTCTGGTGGTAAATATTGTGCAACTACTTTTGAAAGTAATTTAAATTCATCTTTCATAGCTGCATAACATCTTTTGTGTATTGCGCTCATGACTCTTGAACCACGTTCTAATAATGCAATTGTTGTTCCTACAGCTGCCGCTTGATTACCATCGCCCACTTGCATGTCAGCAATAGCCGCGAATCTTTGACCAGCTTGTACAACAATACCTAAAAGATTTAATAATGTTTGTGATGGTTCTTTGTATGGTAGTGGAAAAAATGCGTCTCTTAAATTACCACCTGGTGCATCTACATCTTTAAATTCACCTGGTTGTATTGGAGCTGCCTCATCTCTAACTCTAACGCCTCTTTGTTTAAATCCTGCTGGTAAGTTTGATAAAGTTCCAGCATCTAATAATTGACGGAGAGCCGCCGTTGCCGTACGACTCAATCCGCCAATCATGTGAATGAGTCCAAAGCCATAAAATCCAAGTCCTGGCAGAAATTTAAAATGGACAAAATATTGGATCTTATTTTTCTTTAGATCATTGGGCGCATAGTTTCTCCGTATAGAGAGAACTAATCGGCTACCTTCTTCGACTGTTACGATATAAGGTAATTTTATTCCTGTTGGTTCATTGTTTGCACCAACTTCTTCAAAACCTTCTAAGTCTAAATTTACATGACACTCTAACAAAGTGTACATTGTTTCTTGTTTACCAACTTTTTTAGTTCCGTCTAATTCTTTTTCTTTTTTCTCAACAGAATTTTGTTCTACAGTTGAGGGAGGAGATAAATCTACATCTCTGTAAAAACCATTAACTTGTTGTTTACGTAATTCATTCTCTGACATTTTAATTACGTGTATTATTGATTCGGCGTCATCTAAACTTGTTGCTGTATATGGTACTACTAATTCATCTGCAGGCACAAACTTTGATACGACTCTGCCCATGGGCACATCGTAATAAATTTTTTTAAACGTAGAACCTGCAAGTGGTAAATGAAATAACATTGAGTCAAACTCTGCTTCATACTCTTGCATCTCATCCATAATTAAATAATTCATGTAATCTTTTACACGAGTTGCTTGTTGTTCTGTTTGAGGATTTTTAACACCTATAACTTGTGTTCTAACTGGTCCACTAGCTGGCAATAATTCTTTGTATGCTTGCGCTTGAAACTGTGTAACTGCTTCTGCTAACACTGGGTGTGTAGCACCACTAGCTCCTTGAAATGGTTCTGTTCTATTTTCATATTTAAAACCAAGTAAATCTAATCCAGTTGTGTAAGACTGTTCCCAATCTTTTCTTGAAGCTTTATAATCCATATAGTTTTGCACCATGTCACCACCAACTGGCGCTAAAACATCGTCAGGTAAAAGTTCTGCTAAGTTATCAAAATGATTTTCTGTGCCAGGTATATTTACAGCACCTGGTTCATAATCGATTGTCGCCCCACCATCTTCTTCTGGTATGACTTCTATTGGTCCTTTTGGATCTTGTCCTTCTTGTTCCTGAACAGCTATTTCTTGTACTTCCGCATCTGACGGAATCTCTTCTTTGTTTCTAGTGTTCGGGAGTCCTTTGTCTATTTCTGCCATTTAATACTCCTATATATTCTTAACACGGTTTTTTAAAGACTGCAACCCTTGTGAGTCAGGGTTCATTGATACTGTTTGTGGGCCTTCATCTATACCAGCTAATTTAGCAATACCACCACCCGCTAGACCAAATGGATACATAAATTGATTTTCTTGAGAAAAAGTTACAGCTGGATTATCCACAGCTCTTAAATTTAACAAGTCTTCTTGTCTGCCCTCTTCATATTTAGGAAACACTTTACCCATAAACACTGGTCCTTTAGATTCTAGTTTTTGTATTTCTGCAGCTCTTATTGCATCTGCAAGGTTTTGTTTGTTTGCAAAAAACTCACCAGTAGCCATTTCACTTAAAATATCTTCCTCCATGCCACTGCCCCTATATTGTTGTGTTAGATCAAATAGATTTTTTCTTTCGTCCTCTAAAGATTTTCGAGTTCTCATGGCTGTATCTGATTGTAACATCTCATCATCAGGAGACATAAACGTATCTTTCGGTTGTAAGTTTTGAAATTTAACTTGATCTGCTAGATCTTCAGTTTTTAAATTTTGTTTTAAAATACTATTTAGTTTATTTGTTTGATCTAAAACTTTTTGTATGCCTAAAAGTTTTTCATCTGTCATACCTTCTAGTGTACCAAATCTTTTTATTAGTTCTTTGTCTGGATCTATTTTTGTTTTTTCTCCAAGTGCATAATTAAATAAACTATCCCCTATGGTTTCTTTAAAAGTTTTACCTGTCGTTAACATATCATAACCAACAATACCTGCCTCAGCTGCAACAGTAAATGCTACCGCAGCAGGGCCAAACAGACCACTCAACGTAAAGGCACTACCAAGAGATCTACCTGCTCTTAAAATTTGTTTTGCAAGAA